TGGTTCACGGACAGGTGGGGAAGTCCCAGACCATGATGAAATCTTGTACGCCACGATCTATGAATTGTGGAATAAGAAGACCAAAACCGTTCATTGGGTTTCACCGGGCTTTGACCTTCATCTTGACCGCAAGCCGGACCCCCTGAAGCTTGATTGCTTCTGGCCGTGTCCCAAGCCACTTCTTGCGCTGACTTCGACCAGCAATGTGTTGCCTCGGCCTGATTTTCTGATGGCCCAAGACCAATATGAAGAACTCGATTCAGTAAATAACCGTATCATATGGCTTGAGAAGGCCATCAAGGTTATTGGTATATATGACGGAACCAATACTGAAGTCGAGAGAATTTTTACAGAGGGTGTTGACCTCAAAATCATACCCTCTCGGAGCTTCTCCGAATTCATGGAGAAGGGCGGGTTTAAGGGGGCTATTGATTGGCTGCCCATCGAGGTATTCACAAATGCTCTCGATAAGCTCCGGCAGGTTCGGCAGGATCTTGTTGCCCAGATCTATGAACTTACAGGTATTTCGGATATTATGCGTGGGGCCTCGAAGGCCTCGGAAACTCTTGGCGCCCAGCAACTGAAGGCCCAATATGGCTCCGTGAAGCTCCAATTTATTCAAGGGGATGTCGCCGGCTTCCTGGAACAGGTTTTGAGCATCAAGGCGAATATCATTCGGGTTCATTTCCAACCCCAAACCATTGTTCGTGAGACAAATATCATGAACACTCCGGACCAGGAGTTTATTGGTCCGGCGATAGCTCTGATCAAGGGTCCTGATTACCAAATGCGGGTCCAAGTCCATGCTGATTCAATGGCTGTTCCCGAATTTAGCGCCGAACGTGATGACCGGATGAATTTCGTCCGAGCGATTTCGGACATGTTGAAGTCGGCGGCACCGATGCTCCAAGAGGCTCCGGAAGCCGGCATTGTGATGCTCAAGATCATTCAGTGGGCAGCAGCGAGCTTCAAGACCGGTGCTTCGATCGAAGGAATCCTTGACAAGGCTATCAAAGCCATGGAAGCCGCCGCCAAACAACCTAAACAACCCCCAGGGCCTGACCCGTCCGATCTTCTGCGTAAAGAAATCGAACAGATGCGTCAAGCTCATGAAGATGGTCGGGCGTCTCTGGCTTCTCAGACCGAAATCCAGATCGCTGAAATGAATAACCAACTCAAGCTGGTTATCGAAGGATTCGGCCAAAAGATGGAAGAATCACTTGCGCAGATGCAGGTGATTCACGAAGCGGTCCAAGGGCATCTGGATCGTCAAGCCGCTGCTGAAGCCCCGCCCCCCTCTGTCCAATAAGGAGATATCATGGCCGGCACAATTTTTGATTACGCGAAACAGAAGGCCGACAAAGCTATTGAAGATGATGCAACTGGTGGTTCTCCGCCCCCGCCCCCCGATCCAATGAAGATGAGTTCGAAGGGATCCTTTCAATGGACCAAATCCAATGATCTGAGCCAAACTGCAGCAAAGCAGCGTGCTTTGGTCGAAGCCCTGCGTAAGCGCGGGGATTAAAAACTACCACCACCGAAGGAAGTATCATGGCTGAAGAAAGTTTGCGGGATTCTATTTCGTCTGCCTTTGACAAGGCGGAGGACGAAGAAAAGTTAGACACGCCGGCTGGTGAAACCGTTCTTGAAGCTTCGGCGGAAGAGCTTGCCCCCGAAACCCTTCCCGAAACCCCGCCCGGGGATACGCCGACGCCCGAAACCCCGCCCGGGGATACGCCGCCGCCCGAAACCCCTCCCGAAACCCCGCCCATTGTTCAGGCGGACCCCAATGATAAGCCCCCCGGCACCTGGACTCCTCTCGCGCGCGAGAAGTGGGGAAAGGTTGATCCGGATATTAAAGCAGAAGTCTGGAAGCGCGAAAGGGAAGCCAGTCGAGCGCTGAATATGTCGGCTGATGCCCGTCGATTGGAGCAAGAATTCAATCGCACGATTCAGCCGTATATGACATTTATCGCTGCCGAGAACAGTACCCCCCTGAATGCGGTTCAAAACATGATGGCGACTGCTGCCGTGTTGCGGATTGGGACCCAAGAGCAGAAGGTCCGTTTAGTCGCGGATACGATTCGACGATTCGGTGTTGATCTTCGTGCCCTTGATAGTGTTTTGGCAGGTCAGCAACCACAGTTTGATCCAGCTTCATCGATCCAGACCGAGATTCAAAAAGCTCTTGCGCCTTTCCGGCAGCAACAGGAGCAACAAGCACGATTCGCGGCCGAACAGTTAGATCGTGAAGTCGACCAGGAGCTTGATACTTTCATTGCCGATCCGAAGCATGAATTTTACGGTGATGTAAAGGATACGATGGCGGACCTAATACAGTTGGCTGCACAGAAAGGGCAGTCGATGGGATTGACAGACGCCTACGACCGTGCTATACTCATGCATGAGCCGGTTCGTCGCGTAATTGCAGCAAGACAGCAGACGAATGGACTATTGAGTGGGACTAAGGCAGCACAACGAGCGCGCGGGGCCGCAGTAAGCGTCACCCCAAGTTCGTCGGTGCAGGGCCAAGCTCCTGAACCCAATACCATTCGTGGTGCTATCGAAGCAGCAATCGCGAAAACTGAAGGCCGTTGAGCCACCTTCGTGGCTGTCGGGACCGCAAGACCCCCGATAAAATCGAAGATTCGATCAACCCTTCGTTTAAGGAACCAACATGGCATTCGCCAATGTCTCTGATATTCTCGCGACGACGATCCAAAGTCGTTCCCGCAAGATCGCCGACAATGTGTCCCTGAACAACGCTGCGCTGGCGAAGATCCGGCAGAGCGGGAATTCGAAGCCCTTTGGCGGCGGCTCATCGATCTTCGAAGAAATCTCGTTTGCCCAGAACGGCAACGCGGGGTGGTATTCGGGATACGATCTTCTCCCGACGGCGGCGCAAGATGTGATCAGCGCCGCCGAGTTCGACATCAAGCAGTTGGCTTGCCCGGTCGTCTTGTCTGGTCTGGAAGGCCTCCAGAATTCGGGCCGCGAACAGATGATTGATCTGATGGAATCGCGCCTTTCGGTGGCCGAATCCACAATGGCCAACATTGCTTCGGCCGCGGTGTACGGTGATGGAACGGCGGCTGGTGGCCGCGCGCTGGTTGGTCTTGATGCAGCGATTCCGACCACGCCTTCGACCGGCACTTACGGTGGCATCAATCGTCAAACCTGGGCCTTCTGGCGTCCGAAATACTCGACTCAAGCGAGCATCGGCGCTACCACGGTTCTGGCGCCGATGAATTCCATGTGGGCATCCCTGGTTCGCGGCGCCGATCGCCCGAATCTGCTTATCATGGACACCGTTTTCTGGACGTTCTATGTCGCGGCGCTCCAAGCGCAGCAACGCTTCACGGACCCGAAGATGGCCGAGTTTGGCTTCCCGACCATCAAGTTCATGGATGCCGACGTGGTTCTGGATGGTGGTATCGGGGGCTTCGCTGCAATCCGTACTTGCTATTTCCTGAACACCAAGTACCTCAAGTGGCGTCCCCACAGGGATCGGGACATGGTGCCGTTGTCGCCGAATCGGCGTTACGCCATCAATCAGGATGCTGAAGTGCAGATCTTGGCCTGGGCTGGGAACATGACCTGTTCCGGCGACCAGTTCCAGGGTCGGGTCAACTTCTCGTCCTAATCCCAGAACCCGAACCCTTTACAAGGAGCAGATTGTGACGTACAAATTCGTCGACAACTATATCGGCTACCCGGCTGTCGAAGACATCCTGCTTTCAGCAGCGGTGCCCGCTTCGCTGGCCCGGTTGCCGGTGCCGCCTGGCCTGTTGGTCAGTGCAATCGATTCCGTCTACGGTACTGGCGAGTTTGTATATGCTCGTGCCAATGGATCGATCCGGCAGTTTGGTGTATGCGTGCTCACGCCGGTCTGGGATGCCACGAATTTCGTGTTCACCCAGAATATGACGGAATGCCCGAGCACGGCGATTCTTGGTCGTGCTGTATACATTGCGATGCGCGCGATGTCTGCTGGCGATTACGCATGGTTCATGGCTACCGGTGTTGTTCCGGTCAACTGCAATGCAACGGTTGCGGCGGATACCACTTTCTCGGTTGCGGTTGCAGGGCAAGGTGGCGCGACTGTGGCTGGCAAGCAGATCGTCAATGCGCGCGTTGTCACTCCGGCCACCAACACGGTGGTCAAGACTGCATCGGGGTTGAATGGCGATACCCAGATCAACGTGAACAATGCGGATGGTCTGTTCCTCGGCGGCTTTATCTCGGGAACCGGGGTTGGCGCGTCGGCGGCCATTGCTGGTATCGATCCACTTGGTAAGTTTGTCATTTCTTCGGTGGCGAACTCGGCAGCGGTTTCGGGCAACCTGACGCAGACGGCTAACAATGGGACGATCTTCTACAACATCGCCGCCGTGAATCGGGCGTTTGCGCAAGGCGCCATCACCTGATTGAAGGGGTCAAGGAACCATTTTTGCAACCATAGGGGGCTAAGGCCCCCTATTTTTTGGAGAAAATCATGGATGTTGACGTCAGGGCACTGATTCAGGCGATCGCTGCTGCCAATTCACACCCCGAACCCGAAGGATGGGTGACCAGTGTGGAAACCGAATACAACAAGATTGTTGATGAAGCCAATAAGCCGGCTGTGCCCGATCAAGGGCTGCCCAAGCCGCCTACCTCGGGTTCGGGTCCTAAGCCCGATCAAGGGCTGCCCAAGCCGCCGCCGGATGTGCCTGACAACACTTTGCCGGAGCATGCGGCCCCGAAGAAGAAGTAATACAACTACACTACCACCGAAGGAAGAATCATGGGATCTCTTGCTGAACTGGATTACGATCACACGATGCATGAGCGCGAGCACGCAGGCGATGAGAAGTTGTATGTTCGCTTCTTTCCGGAAGTTCTTCCGGATGTCGAAGCCAGTGATGCGACCGGCATGCGGAAGTTCAAGGATGTGACCATGGTGCAAATCATGGTCCCCGGCGCTAAATACAATATCGTGGTTCGGGAGGCGCGTGAAGATGACCTCGCCCGTTTCCCGAAGCAATATGATTTGTACAAGGCTGGTAAGGATGAGGATCTGACGGGGTTCCCGTTGCGCGAATGGCCTTTGTGCACCCGGGCCATGACGGAAGAGCTTCGTTATCTTGGCTTCCGTACTGTTGAACACGTGGCCAACGCCACTGATGGCGCTATGGGCAAGAATCCCGGGCTTCGTGAACTTCAGAAGCGGGCCGCATCGTGGCTCCAACTTCAGAAGGAAACGGCGCCGCTGGAACAGGCTTTGTCAGCAATCGAGCATCGCGATAAAGAGATTGCCGCGATGAAGGCGCAGATGGAGGAAATGACGAAGGCGCTTCGGCAGTTGCAGAGCAAATAATGGCTATCTACCCCTACAAATGTGGGGAATGCGGAAAGTACGAGGAAGTAGTGCAATCGATTTCCTCGTACTCGGTGGCCCCATCGATTCCGCAATGCCACGGCCCTATGGCTCGGGTAATTACCGTACCGATGGTGGCCCAAGATTTGCAGTCGTCGTATGTTTCACCAATTGATGGGTCGGTGATCAGTTCACGTTCACAACAACGTGAACATATGGTGAAGCATGGTGTGGTCCATTATCAGGAAATTGCCCCTGATATCGAGAGAAACAGGAAGGCGAGGCAAGCCGCAGCAGTAGCTGATATCAAGGACGACCTGATTGATGCGCTTCATCGAGTCGAAGCGGGTCAGAAACCAATCATCATTCCAGAGGCGGAGCTGATTCCGAGTGACTGATGTCTGAATTCAACAGGTATATCACGGCGAATGAAGTTATCCGCCGAGTTCTCGGACCTCTCGGGCTTCCGAAGCCTGCTGATGTATTTAATTCGACCGAAGCCACGCCACGCCAGATGATTGATTTGCTCACGGAATGTGGGCAAGAGCTTTTGGCGGAATATGATTGGCAGATTCTGATTGCTACACAGACGATTGTTACCACGACAGATGTTGATTACCCGCTTCCGGATGATTTCGAGCGATATATTGACGGAACCGGTTGGAATAATACTGGTCGGATCCCTCTTATTGGGCCAATGAGTCCCCAACAATGGCGGTTGTTACAGGCCCGTCAGTTGGGCGGTACGACTTTGCGGCTACAGTATGTGATTCGGGATGGGCTATTATCGTTGTATTTTGCGCCCAACCCGACGCAAACCCTGCAGATTGATTATATTTCTCGTGGGTGGGTTCAAGATGCCACAGACCCCACAGTGCATCGTGATTATGTGAAGAATTCAGGGGACTTGATCCTCTATAATCCAATTCTCATTGTGAATTACTTGAAGTACAAATGGCGCGATGCGAAGGGCTTTGATGCCACGAGTGCGATGTTGGCTTATAACAAAGCACTGGAGAAGGCTAGGTATTCGGATCGCCCACATGCGACGCTTCCGTTGGCTGGCCAGCGTGGGTATCCATACATCACTAATAATAACTTGTCTGACACCAATTACGGTCTAGGGTAATGGCTCAGCGTTCACGCCGCTCTTTAGTGCTTCCGAGAAAGAAGCACTCCATTAGGTCTGTTCCGGCACCTGTCGGTGGGCTAAATGTGCGTGACGCAATTGGTGGGATGCCATCAACCGATGCGATTGTGTTGACCAATTGGATTGCTCAACAATTTGGGGTCAGATGTCGAAAAGGATGGCGTGAGCGGGTCGTGGGATTGAATAGTCCTTGTTTGTCGATCTTGTCATATGTTCCCAATCAGGAGAATACATCCTCTTCGCAACTTTTCGCGGTCACCGATAATGGTATATATAACGCCAGTGACTCGACAAACCACCCGGCACAGCTTTTCCCATTGAGTGGGGGCGCGCGGGTTGGTGTGATGTCGTCGATAATGTATTCAAATGTCGCTGGAAAATTCCTGTTGGCCGCGTCAAATGCGGGTGGATATTTTATTTATGACGGTGACAATTGGTCTTCGATTCTTTCGGGTGGATCCCCGGGCAAGATAGATGGTATTGACCCATCGCAGATTGTGTTCGTCACATCTTGGAAGCGCCGGGTGTGGTTTGTGGAGAGGGATTCTTCGTCCGCATGGTATCTTCCGACTGATCAAATCACGGGGACAGCGGTTGAATTAGAGCTTGGCCCCTTTGCTAAGAATGGCGGTAAGCTTTCGTTCATTGTTGACTGGACTATCGATGCTGGTGAGGGTATCGATGATTTGATTGCATTCGTGTTCGAAGGCGGTGATGTCCTTATATATAAGGGTACGAACCCGGACAATGCGGCCACTTTCTCAATGGTGGGGTCGTATTTTGTTGGTGCTGTCCCCCCTGGTCGACGGTGCTATACAAGTTATGGTGGCGATGTTCTGATTATTTCGGAATTGGGCCTCCAGCCTTTGTCGTATGTTACCCGGGGCTCGCAGTCTATTTTGCGTACTCAATCCATTGATTACCTCGCTAAGATCCAGCCCCAGATCGCTGAATTAGTAACGTTATATGCTGGTCAGAATGGTTGGGATATTACATACTTCCCAAAAGAGAATCTGTTGATTCTTCATGTCCCCGTGGGGCCAACAGGAGAGTATATTCAGTATGCGCTTTACACGAATACTAGCACATGGAGTCTGTTTACCGGGCTTCCGATGATTTGTGCGAACGCATCCAATAATCAGTTTGTATTTGGGACATTGGACGGTCGAGTGTGTGACGGCTTTACCGGATTTTTTGATGCGGTGGCATATGGCACGAGTGTTGGGACTGCGATTCCTGGCATTGTTCAGCCTAGTTTCAGTTATTTTGGGCTGTCTGGTAATAAACAGTTCCATATGCTCCGCCCCACATTCAGAGCAATTGACCGCCCGGGTGTGGCAATTGCTATCATTACTGATTTCAATTCTCCATCGATGGTTGGTGCCCCCGTTTCTGCGGTGAGTACTGGTGCTGTTTGGGATACGGCGATCTGGGATGATGCCACGTGGCAAGGATCCACAAATATGTATCAGGATTGGTACTCAGTGGAAGGTATAGGCTATGTTGGGACCGCATACATTGTAACCGCTTGCCTTGGAGATACGCTGCTGGCCTCTCTTGACTATCTTTTCGAGCCGGGGGGTGTACTATGATGTTTGTTCCGTCTAACTTCCTAGCATTGGAGTTCATGCAGCAGTTCTTTCCTATCCGGTCATCACAAGACTTTCGGGGAGCATTGTTTGTTCCTGATGAATATCGTGAGACTCCGGCTCAGAAGGATCATGTGGGGGTTGCTTATGGATGGGATAACTTCGTCGGTAAGACATGTTGTATCAGTATTGTTGTGCAGAAACCCGAATGTTTGACTCGGCCAGTTATTGCTGAAGCATTCCGGTTTCCGTTCATCGAATGTGGCTGTGTGGCTATCTTCGCATTGGTTGATAGCACTAATCACAAGTCATTGGATATGTGCCGTCGAGTCGGGTTCAAAGAAATTCATATTGTTCCTGATGGTGGTAGTCATGGTGATTTGATTGTGTTTCAGATGTTGCGTAGTGAGTGCAGGTGGGTCAAAGAAAGGGTGGTACACTGAATGAGCAAGAGTTCACCCACCCCACCGGACTATAAATCGGCGGCGGAAGCTACCGCGGCTGGTTCGCAAGCCACGAATACAGCACAAACTTGGGCGAATCGTCCTAATATCACAACTCCGTGGGGGTCACAATCCTGGTCAAGTTCAGCGTCTACTGATCCGGCGACAGGGCAGCCTGTTACGGCATGGCAGTCTAATGTTTCGCTGACCCCAGAACAGCAGCAAGCGCTCGATTCACAACAGCATATTCAGCAGGGCCGCAGTGATATTGCGGGGACAATGCTGGATCAGGTAGGGCAGAATTTTCAGACCCCCTTTGATTGGGGCGGTCTTCCATCACGTTCGGACAATATTTCCGCGCCCACTACGGCGGGTGGAGCTACCCCGCAATTAAGTGGTACACAAACTTCCTTGGGAGCTACAGGCCACGATCTTCAGACTGTGGACCCATATTCATTTGGGTCTATTCAGCGTAGTATCAGCCCCACGACTGGTAAAATTCAGTCATCGGTGGGTGATCCGAATGCAATGCGTCAGACGGCGCAAGATGCAGTTTGGAACCTTCAAAAGCCGATGTTGGCTGAACAGCGGTCGGATACTGAGAATCAGTTATCGAATATGGGCCTTGCTCGTGGCTCGGAAGCATGGAATCGCGAAGAGCGCAACTTGGGTGACAATGAAGAGCGCGCCCGGCTCGCTGCTATTGACTCTGGCCGTCAGGAAGCGAACCAGCAATTCGGCCAGAATTTGCAAGCAGGCCAATTCGGGAATACGGCACAACAACAAGAATTTGGGCAACATGCCACCGAAGCTGGATTCGGAAATACGGCACAGGCCACCGCGTTCGGGCAGGGAACTACGGCCGCTGGCATTAACAATGCTGTTCAGGGCCAAGAGTTTGGCCAGAATTTGCAATCAGGTACTTTTGGGAATACTGCGCAACAACAACAATATGAAGCGGCTATGCGTTCGGCGGCAATGGGAGATACTCGCGCGCTCCAGGATTTCCAATCAAAGATGACTGCTGGCGGGTTTAATAATAATAACCGTGCACAGGCTTTGACTGAAGCAATTCAGCGCCGCAGTCAGCCGCTGAATGATCTGAATGCTCTTCTGACCGGGCAGCAAGTCCAGATGCCTGGAATGCCAACCGTTCCAACTGCGGGCCGCGCCGCGCCGGCTGACTATACCACTGCTGCCAATGATCAATACCAGGCCGCGATTGGGAATGCGAATTACCAACAGTCCGGCATCAATAATCTGGTTAGCGCTGGGTCGGGTTTAGGGGCGGCGGCGATGTTCGCATTCTCTGACCGACGACTGAAGCACCAGATTCAGCGTATTGGTACATTGAGTTCAGGGGTGCCGGTCGTACAATATAAATATATCGGGGTCCCAGGAACATTCATTGGGGTGATTGCTCAAGATTTGTTGTTAGTGCAACCCGAAGCAGTGTCGTTGCATGGAAGCGGATATTTGATGGTTGATTATTCGAAGGTGCGCTATGGCTGATGACAGTACCGGTCTGACCCCCGAAATGATTCAGGCGATCCTGGCCTCGGGGGGCCATGATTCGCAGCGTGAAGATATGATGCGCCGGCAGGCGGTCATTGATAAATTGCGCATGAATGCGATGACGCCAGCACAAAATCAGGTTGTTGCAGGTCGTGTTATGCCGAATTGGGGTAGTTCGGTCGCGAACCTTGCTGGTGCCTATATGGCGAAGCAACAGCAGCCGGAAGTGAATACCGGCATGGAGCAAGTCCAGCAGCGGCAAGTCGATGCTCGAAAACAGTATATGCAAGCATTGATGGAAGCATTGCGCCGCCGTCAATCTCCGGCCCCACAACCGGGAATGCCTGGTACAACCCCGCCAATCGTTCCTAGTTCTCCTAGTTCTGTGCCAGGCGATCCGAATATGGGTGGTGGATCTCAAATGCAACCAGGGCCATACTGATGCCTTCTGTTTTCACCCAAGCATTGGGGCAGGCCCCCGGGGTTCCGGGTGATCCGAATGCGCCGAACATGCCGCGCACGCCATACGATTTGGCTATGGCGCAGCTAACGAAGCCATCTGAGCCGGTTCCACCGATGTTTACTCCTGAACAGGTTCAGGAACGGCTTGCGGCACATAATCAACAGATGGCATTAGGCACGCTCGGACAGCTTTCGCTTGATCCCCATATTCAGGGGGTTGGTGGGTCAGTTTTTAAGCAGGCGCTGGCTACAGCAGAACCGCGTATGAATGCCCGGGGAACGGTGTTTGATCCGTTGACAGGTGAATCCCATCTGAGTGCTGATGCAATTGAAGATCGTCGCGATCAGCGTCGGACTCAGATTCTTGAGGCTGCGATTCGATCAGCCGATGCACAAGCACGGACACAAGAGCATGAAGACAATGCTGCATTGAATCGTGGTAATGCTATCATTCTGAAACAAATGGCGATTGCTGCTGCTGCCGGAAAGGGGATGAAGGATCCGGAAATGCAGGATCTGGCAAAGCAACTCAAACAGGCTCAGATTGATCATTTGACAGAACAAGATGAAGATCGGCAGAACAAGCGTCAAGTTGCGGCGGATAAGGTTTCTCGGATGGCGAAGGTTACCGCCGACCGCGCTGATTTCCTTTCGACCCAAGCCACGGAAGCATTGAAGCGGGTCAGTGCGATGACAACCGGGATTGTTGGGTCACAAATGCGTAAGGTGCCCGGTACAGATGCCACTAATCTTGATGGGCTGATCAAGACTATCAAGGCCAATATCGGGTTCAATGAACTCCAGGAAATGAGACAAGCTTCGCCGACCGGTGGTGCTCTTGGTCAAGTGGCAATCAAAGAGCTGGATATGTTGCAGGCCACGCTCGGAAACATGGATCTAAATCAGAGTCCAGCGGAAGTTCGTCGATCTTTGACGCAGATTCAGACTCATTTCAAGAATATCAAAGCGGCCATGGCTCCTGCAATGCAGGCTGAAGTGCCTCCGGCGCGGCCAGCTACTCCTATAGCCCCGCCCCCCGGTGCTGCGGCCCCGGTGGCGCCCGGTGCAGCAGCGACCCCATCCCCGGGGGTGGCCCCTGGTCGGTGGGTGGTAGATCCGACATCAGGTGAGTTGGTCAGGAAGCAGTAATGCAAAACATCGAAGTTGAACTGCCGAATGGGGAGATTGCTGAATTCCCGCCAGGCACAACTGCGGATGTCATTAAGAAGGCTGTATCGAAATTCTCAGCCCCTAAGTCTCTTGAACAGTTGGGTCTGCGTCAAGCCGGCCCGACAATTGAAGCTGCGGCTACTGGGCGTGCAGCCAAGATGGGGCCTTTCCAACAGGCTTTATATGGCGCAGGGCAGTCGGTCAAGGAACCTTACCTTGGGGCCAAACAGCTTACTGTCGGTCTGACCCCGGAAGAGCAATCCAATCTTGCACTTGATCGGGCTACTGAAAAGCATACTGAATATGGGGAGCTTGGGCATATTCTTGGTGATACGGCTACGACAGCGCTCCCATACATGGGCGCTACGAAGCTCGCCGGAAAAGTACTTCCGATGGCACTCGCCAAGAGCACTGCTCAAGTAGCGGCTCCCTTTGTTGGTGGCACTACTGTCGGTGCCGGATCTGGTTTCCTCAAGCCAACAATCGGGGATGACGATCGTACCAGTAATACCCTGATGGGGGCTGGTGGCGGATTGCTTGGTACTGGTGTGGGCATGGCTGGAGGTCGGCTGATTGAAGGTCTTGTGCCCAAGAATCCAGCCGCACTACGCTTACCACAATCAGTTCAAGACAAGCTCACACTTGGTCAGATTGCGGACAAAGATTCACTGATTGGGAAGATTGCTGCTGGGACTGAAGAAAAACTACAATCTGTCCCGATTGTTGGCGACATTATCAAAAAAGCACGGGCCGGATCATGGAACAATGCCCGTGATACGATGGTTGCCGATGTGGCACCAACAGGATTCACTCCTCCCGCAACTACTACCGGGATCCGAGAAACCCTATCGAATATTTATGATGAATATGCCCGGCGATACGCATCAAAACTTCGTGGGAATCAGATCAACCCGTCACAGATGTTCGAGAATTTTGTTGCGAGTATCACACACAATCCTCGGTCTGGTGTTCCAGCACCTGACCGTGATAGTATTCGTCAGATGGCTATGGGTTACTATCAAAGTATGTTCCATGGAAATCCGCTCCCCGCTGGAATGCCCCCCGGTACAAGTCCTATTATAATGGGCACACAGCGCGGTACTCCGATAAGTGCTGATGCGGATACGGCTAAGCAATTCGAAGCCTTTCTTACAAGTAAGGCGGCACAATGGCGTAAGTCGAATGCTCCCAATTCGTCTGAACAAGCGAAGATGTGGGAGGATTTGGAACGCGCCTGGTCAACATCGTTTCGTCGTCAGCTTCCGTCTTCCGCCCGAGTAGGGATGCGGGATCTGGATCAGTCGTACGCTCCATATAAGACCGTTGAGCGCGCAGCTGAAGCTGTGGGTAATGATTTTGGAGATTTTACACCAGCTCAATTGATGAATGCTGTGAAATCCAGGACCCCGGGGCCGAAATTCGCGCGCGAAGGTGGTATTTTGCAACCTGAAGCACAGGATATGCGTTCTGTGTTCAAGGACAATATCCCGAATTCCGGCACTGCGGATCGCGCGAGTTTGATGGCCCTTGCATCGGGCCTATGGTTTGACCCGGTCAGTACTGCAGCAACAGTGGGGACCGCTGTACCATTGATGACTACCAAAGCTGGCCGCAATTTGATGACCGGTGATTCGCCGGTCAATGCTGCGCTTCGCGCTGTGCGCCTCAACAAGGTTCTGCGCGAAGGTGCCCCGCTGGCCGGTATATCGTTTGCTGACCGTTCGACTGGAAATTACTCGGAGGATCCCAATGCCCCGTAACTCAACTGGTAGTTACGTTCTGCCGAGTAGCAATCCCGTTGCTGCGGGGACCGTTATTCGTTCTGATTGGGCGAATACCACGATGTCGGATCTGGCGACAGAAGTCACTGCGTCGTTGGATCGATACGGTCGAGGCGGAATGTTGGCAGCATTTCG